GAGTAGTGGCCGGTGAACTCGAACTCGAACTGGCCCTTTGCCTTGTCGGAGGTGGTGAGCTGGAATCCGCCCGTGCTCAGGGCGTTCATGACGTGGATGGCGAGGAAGCCGGCAGACTTTTCGGTGTTGATGTCGGAGTAGTCGCCCACGAACCACACATCCGCGAAGTCGTCGGCGGTGAGGTCGTTGCGCGGGACGACCTTGGTTGCGTCGGAGGAATCCTTGCTGCCGGCTCCAACGAGGGTCTTGGCGAGGTCGGCGGAGACGGTGACGAAGGTGCCGGAGAGCACGACCTCCCAGCTCTCCAACCTCTTCAGCTCCTTCATGTTCTTCGGGCAGTTGTCGATGTCCTCGCCGAAGTCCGTATACGAGGGGGTAGCGGTGAAGCTGATGCCGCCCGTGGTGGCTCCGAGGATGGAGGACTTGTCGAGGGTGGCGGTGCCAGGGGTGAAGCTGGAAGTGATGATGCCGGCGTTGAGCTGGAGCTGCTTGAAGGTGGTGGTCGGAATCTGAGTGAATGCTGCCATTTGAACCTCCCTAGAGGCCGATGAATTCGATGTCGATATTGAGGTGGCGGCGTCTCACGTTGCCGCCGTCCTCGGTGACGGACTGGCAGAACGGGCTGCCCCTCTTGAGCCACATTCCCCCGCCGTCGTAGGGGAGCATGACGCCACCGAGTCCCAAGGCCTTGCCAATCTCGTCAGCCTTGGCGTTGGGGACGGCCTCCGAGGTGGTCCGGTACCAGACGTTGACTGTCTCGTTGACCTCTCCGCTGAGGATGTCCCCCGTAGCCCAGTCGTAGGTCACATAGGGGAGCTTGGTGTCTGAGGTCACAGAGGAGGAGGCGTAGACGGGGAGGCCGAAGGACTCTAGCCAACTCTGGAATGCCTCGGCGCTAGTCATCCGGCACCTCCCATCGCTCGGCTTGGTACTGGACGAAGGCGAAGGACGCCCTCCCGGGGGTCTCGGTGGCCTCGCTGGTGACCCTTGCGACGAGGCCGTCAGACTCTCGCCTGATGACCTCGTGGAAGCTGAGCTGGGCCTGCGTGGTCACGGTGAACGTGGCGGACGGCTCGGCCTTTTCTGCCACGGTGGAGACGGTCGCGGAGTCGCGGACGATTGCCGCCTCGAATGGCTTGGAGGGCTTCCAACTCGTAGTCTGCCCTCCCTGACCGTCAGGGGTGGAGGTCTTTTCCAGCCTGACGCACTCTCCCATGAAGTCCTGCCAGAGCACTAGAGCCGCCTCCACCTGTTGAGCTGGTCTCGGAAGTGCGCGCGCCACCCTGAGGACGCGTAGGAACCGCTCTGAGGGACGCTGACGCCCTCCTTGCTGTAGGAGTAGCCCCCGAAGCTCTCGGAGGCATAGGGGGCGTCCAGCGTCTTCTGGTTGGACCGGACCCACTCCTCAATCTCTTGGGACAGCGCGGTGACGGCGGGCGGGATGGCAAGCGCCCTGACCTCCCCCGCAAACTCCTCGTCCACCATGTCGGAGACGGGCCAGCAATGGAGGCCGTCGTTGAAGGTCGAGCCGACGACCCGGAGGTACTGGCCGTCCTTGAGGAACCCCTCGGGGAGGAGGAGCGCCCCGCCGGCGACCTTGAAGGTGCCGACGAGGCTGTCTCTCTCGAACCAGTTGTTCAGGGTGCGGAGAATCTCCTCGAGCATGGGCTACTCCTAGGCCCCGGTCTTCGGGGTGACGACGATGCCCTTCAGGTGGCCGGCCTTCAGGGTGTTCTTCAGGGCCACGCCAGCCACAAGCTCGACCTCGCCCTTCTTCACAGCGCCCGGGGCGGTCAGGTCGGGCATGTAGGAGTTGATGACGCCGGTGCCAACCGGGGACACGCCGCAGAAGCCGTCAAGGGCCACGTTGATGGCGTAGATGTCGGAGGTACCGGCCTTTGAGGCAGTGGCGGCGGTGTCGGCGATGACGTCCTTCGTGTTCATGCCGTCGAAGTAGTTGCCGGCGTCAATCAGGGGAATGCCGTTGTAGAGGTCCACGGTGCGGCCAAAGTCGTCCTTGGTGCGCTCGTAGTAGCCGCAGCGGCGGGCGATGCCACGGAGGCGGGCCAGCATCTTGCGGTTCATGAGCAGCATGGTCGGGGTGCCGTCCATGGTGGAGAGCCAAGCGTCGAGCTCGTCGAGGAAGGCGTTCTTGTTGGCGTCCATGAGGGCCGCGGTGGAAATGTCCACGGTGGAAGCGACCTCGGTGGAGGAATCCTTCACAAGCTCGGCGATGCCGTCGAACTTGTCGGTCGCCTTCTTCGCGTTCAGGACGAGGTTGTGGAACTCGTTCGCGGTGGCCTTAATCTTCTGCTCGGCCTGGAACGCAAGCTCGTCCACGGCTCCGGAGGTGTTCTGGAGCACGCGGTCGACCTCGAAGGAGCCGCCCATGATGGCGAGCTGGACGGTCTTCTCCTCGCGAACCGCGTCGCCAGAGGTGTACTCGGCGTTGATTTCGCGGGTGGCAGCGGTGGAGGGGGTCTTCAGCTGGATGTAGCCGTAGGAGAGGGTGGAGCCGCCAGTGCCGGGGGCGACTGCGTTGTCGAAAATCAGGTTGTCGAGCAGGTAGGAGGAGCGGCGGAAGGAGTCGATGACCTGCTGGTCTACCTTGTCGGCCATGCCGACCTTCGCCTGCGCGAGAGTGATAGCCATTCTCTAGTCCAATCTCTGGTGGTTAGTCGTACTTCTGGTGGAGGGCGGCGGCAAGGTTCTCAGGCTCGGGGTCGCTCGGGTCGGTCGCCGGTGGGGTGTCGACGCGTGCGGTCTTGGTCTTGACCGTCCCGATGAAGTCTGCCCACGTGTCGCGGATGCTCTCGGAGAGCTTGTCCGCGTCCTCGATTTCGCCGTCCTTGACGCTGACCTCGCTGAGGTCGGTAACGCGCATGATGGAGTCGATGCGGCGCGCGTCCACGCCCTGCTCAGCGAGAAGCTTGCGATAGAGCTGCGCCTTCTCGGCGTTGGCCTTCTCGGCGTCCACGGACTTCTTGAACTCCGCGAACTCTGCCCGCTCGGCGTCCAGCTTGCCCCGAAGCTCCTCAATCTCCTTCTTGCCGGCCTCTCCCGCCTTCTCCTCGGCGATGGAGGCGCGGTCGAGCGCGGCGTCCCTCTCGGCCTTGAGGGCGTCCACGGTGTCGCCGTGGGCCTTCACGATGGACTCGATTGCGTCCTGCTCGATTCCCAAATCCTTCAGCATCTTGATTGTCAGCGCCATTGAATCCCTTTCACTCGGGTCTCTTGCCCCATTCCCTCGGGGCGGTCTGAGCGGGCGGTCCCTCGCCCGGTTCAGGCGGATTGTAGCACCTATGCGGACTCCAAGCATCCCTTGAGTATGGCGCGGTACTCGTCCGCATGGTCGGCTGCGGCGGGTTTCAGGTACGGGTGCGGGTGCCTGCGGCTCGTCCCAAGCTCAACATACGGGCCGTATTCAACGTTCGTGCCGATGTAGACCGCGTTCTCCTCCGTGTCGATGGCGTTGGTGATTGAGTTCTTCAGGCGGCCCGTCCTCGTGGGGCAAATCGCCTTGGCGTTGCCCTCGGCCTGCTGCCCAATCATGACGAGGGCCTTTGCGATTGCCTTGTCCATGGCAGCTTGTATCTGCTCGACGTTGTTCTCCTGCACCTCTACCAAGGTTGACTTGTCCGAGGAGGTGAGGCCGCTGGTGCTATTCATCCTGAGACTCCCACCTCGGGCAGGGCATCCCGTCATAGAGCACCCCGGCGGGCTTCCCGATTCCGTCAGAGCGTCTGTACGCGCCGCAATACGCCTTCTCCACCTCGTCGCCCCAGACGGGTTCCATGCCGGCGTGTCTGCACGTCTCGCAATACTTGGGGTTGGGCCTCTTGACGCCGAACGTCTGCGAAAGGTCGCTCACTTCTTTGCCTCCTGTTGAAAAAGGTCGTAGCCGTCCTCAGGATGGAGTTCCATGTCGATGTAATACTTCCCACCCTGGTGCTCAATCTTAGTCACCTTGTAGGAGCCACCCCTCTGGAGGATGACCTCGAACTCGAGACCGAACCACTCTTGTCCGCTCTTGCCGTCCCACTCCAGTCCGTCGCAACCTCCATATGCGGAAAACGGCTCGGCATAGATGGCGTTGGAGCCTGCCGGGGCGTAGATGTTGATTATCACGGGCTTTCTGGCGAAGCCGTCTCCCTTCGCTGCGCTCGTGGACCAGAAGCCTCCAACCCTTCCGGAACTTCCGACAAGCTTTTGCAGCTCGTCGTCCGATAGGCTCGCGAATCCGCCGTCCTCGAGGCCGAAGAACGTGTCCATTGCGTCCGTGCCGGAACCGCGATTGAGCCACATGTCGTGCTCGTAGCTGCTCTTAGCGATGGCCTCCGTCATCTGTCGGATTTTCATCCCGTAGTGGCGAGAGTCGATGTTCACGTTTCCCGGACCCACGTAGTTCTCCCGGCCCCACCTGCCGTTCTTGAAGCCGTTCGTGGGCTGGTTCCACTCGTTGGAGTCACTGGTGTAACCGTAGAGGGAACGCTTCTGGTTGGTGGTCAGGGAGCGCCAAACCTCGCCGGCCTTTGGCCTAAGCTCTGAGTCGGCCTTCTTCTTGTCCTTGAACCACCATGCGGCGTCCTTCCTAGCCTTGGAGAAGGCGTCTGACGGCTCGGCCCTCGCGATGCCGATCGACTTCCCAAGCTTGTCAAGCTCGGCTTGGAGCCTGTCCACCTCGGAGAGCATGTCTTGGTAGCGCTTGCCGTACTTCAGGAACCTCTTGGCCTTCGGGCCGTTCGCCTTCTCCGCAAGCTTCTTGTCGTGCTCGAAGCTGTCGAAGGACCACACGAATGGCCAGAAGTCGTTCTCGTGCGCAGCCTTGAAGTCCATCGCCTTGGACCTGAGCGCGTCAAGCTCGGCGGCCTTCTGGTTGTAGCTGGAAACGGTGGTCTTCCGCTCCTTGCGCCCCTTCCACTCCTCGAAGCCCTTCCCCTTGAGCGACTTGTCGGCGGCATCGATGAGCGCCTTGGCCTCGGGCATGTCCGCGACCAGCGTGCAGCGGCAGTTGTAAACCTCCAGCCCCTGTCCGTGGGGGTCTCCCGGAAACGACAGGCCGGGAGCGAACTCGTCATCAATCGGAATCGACACGCCGTTTCTGGCTGCGTGCTCCGGTCGCGTCTTGGCGTCTCCCGTGGACAGCCACTTCTTCAGGATGACGATTCCAAGCTCCTTGGAGATTTTACGGTAGAAGTCGACCCTCCCGCCGTTCTCCGCTCCCGTGGTGGCCGTCCTCGCAACCCTGATTGCCGAACCCATGCTCATTCCCGTTGGACCTGCGATACGGTTGGCGATGCCGTCGATTGACTCGCCTTGGAGAATCCCCTGAGTGATGGCTGAGCGGACGTGCCGGGAGTTCCAAGCGCTCGACTTGCCCTTCTTGACCTTCGGTGTCGGGTATAGCTGCGGGTTGTCCCTCATAAGCCGCTCGACGGTCGAGTGGTCGACCAGCTGGAAGCTCGTTCCCAGCCCGGTCCCGCTCTCGACCTCGTAGAGCGCTGCGTTTGCGTTGAGCGCGTAGACTTCCTCGTTGGACTTTGAGACAATCTTGGCCGCAATCTCCTCGCAAGCCTCCAAGTCGGCCCCGAGGGAGTCGGCCATGTCAGAAATCCACTGCTGTTTCGCCAGTTGCTCCCTGTTCCACTCCTTGAACTCCTCGGAGCTCAGCGACTTCTTGGCCTTTGCCAGTTCAGACTCGTACTCCGCTCCGGCCTCCTTGAGCTTGGCTTTCATTTCCGAGTAAGCCTTGGAGTAGGCCGCGTGAATCCTCTTCTCGACGGTTTTCAGCATCTTCTCGGTCTGCTCGTGCGCCTCGTCCACATGACCCCCTTATGGAATGAGGCCACCGCCCCTAGGGTGATGGCCTCTTGGCTTTGCTATTCGATTCTAGCCTATTCGGCAACCGCTCCGAAGTCCACCTTGTCGCGCTCCTCCTCCGAGAGCCTGTCCAGAATCCCCTGCACCTCGGAAGGCTCGATGTTCGGCAGCTTCTTCAGGATGGTTTCATTGTCGAGCCACTGGGCCTCTTGGGCGACAATCTGCGCCTGCTCAAGCTGGTTGGAGATTCTCGTGCGGGTGAAGACCGGCGTGTCCTCGATTCCTAGCAGGGAGAGCACCCTCTGCACGAACTCCGACACCTGCCACTCGAAGTCAGCCGCGTTCTCGTCCAATGGCTGGTACGCCGCGTCGATATGGTCGTTAGTTGCTCCAGCCGCGACCGTGTGGACGTCGAGGCCGCCGAAGTCCTCGTAGATTCCGGCCCTGATGCCGTCGAGGTACTGCTGGCGTGCCTGATACGGGACCTCTTGGACGTAGGGATTCACCGCTCCTCCGTCCGTGGTGTCGGCCTCGACGATGTGCTGGAATATCAGCTTGTCGCGGAACTTGGCGAGGTCGGCGTCACTCATGCCCCCGCGGTTCTCGACAATCCAGTAGATTTGCGCGCAATCGGCGAGGTCGTTCGCGAATCCTGAGCGGATGAGGTCGTAGGAGTCGATGGAGCGCTCCATGCCAATCAACGTGGACTGGTGGAGCTTGGAACCCCAGAGCGGGACGATTGGGAGGGTGCCGTAGTTCTCCTCGCCGACCAGCGCGTCCTCTCCGTTCGGGTAGGTGACGACGGTTTGGACGTAGGCCCGCTTCTCCTCGGAGGTGACGAGGGAGGCGTGACTCAGGTCCACGTTGTCGGCAACGAATCGGGTGTAACCGTCCTCCTCGTACAAGACGCACGTCATTGGACGGTTTGGGGCGATTCTCCAGAAGCGGACTCCCGCCCTCAGGGTTCCGTTGTGCTCGTCCCAGAGCGGCACGAACTCCGTGAGCGGGAAGTCGTATAGGTGCTCCCCGTTCCAGAAGCCGAAGCTCACGCCGTGGATTAAGGCGTTGTATGCGACGGTCTGGAGGTCGTGGCCGAAGTGGGGTCCCAGCGCCTTCTTGGTGCCCTCGTCGTCCTTGGAGAACGACACGCCCTTGCCCAGCGAGTATTGACAGCGCTGAGTGTTGAGCCGGTGGAAGAGGTTGCACGCAATCCTGCTGTTGCTCGCTGTGGGGTCCGCCACCTTCTCGCCGGATGCGGAGTAAATCCACCTCCGGACCTCGTTGATGGTCACGTTCATCTGATGGTCGTAGAGGTCGGCCCTCTGGGCGGTCTGAACGGCGTCTGACGCCATGTGAAGCCTCACCGCATCGAGGCAGAACTGCGGCTTGTCTGACGCCTGCGCGAAGTCCTGATACGTCATCAGCCTTGCGCCGCTTTCCTTGATGTGACCAGTGGCCTTTTGGTTCATTGGTAGGTCCTCCCGTCAAGAACGGATTTGTAGGGCTTTTCGCGATTGTAGACCCGCATGGTCTTGACGAAGTACCGCATGGCGTCCATGGCGTGGTCCGCCACCTTCACGGGCCTGTCCTCCTCGCCTCTGGAGTCCCAGACGTAACCTCCGAACTCCTCGGAGACTTCCTCGAGGTCGTCGGCAACCCTGATGGCCCCCGTCCTCATGGACCCCATGGTCATTCGTATGCCGTCAAGAACCGCGTTGTCGGCTGGTGTGACTCTTGCGCCCCTACCCCTCAGCTCGGCGATGAACGAGGCAGCCGAGGGGTCGACTATGAACCGCTCGGCCTTTGGCGCAAGCCTCATTACATCGTCGGCGTGCTCGGCGTCCGTGCGGTTCCTGCCCGTGTCTCGTCCCGAGTAGTAGTAGCACCCCACGCAATGCCAGACGCCCTCGTGGTCGAGAACCCACCTAAGGGCTGCTGTGGCGTTGAGGGTGCCGTAGTCCACGCTGACCACTTCCCGCTCAGCCGCTCCGGTGTACCTAGGCTCAAGACACTTCTGCCAGTCCGGGTAGACCAGCCCCTCGGCTTGGGTCCAAAGCCCCTTGATGTATCGGTCGTAGCAGACGGTCCCGGCGTATTCCTCCTTGAGGGAGGCCACGAAGCCCTTGTCCAAGAAGGGGTTGTCGTCGATGGTGTACCTCTGGCGGTATATGTCGCCGTCCGAGTCGAGGAACCTCTTGAGCCAGTGTCTTGGGCCTGCCGGGTTGCACGCCGCGTGACACTCCGAGTAGGGGAATGACAGTCGGCTTTTAAGCATGTCGAAGACGTCCTCGGAGAGCGCGGCCAGCTCGTCGCAGTAGCAGAACTTCACTGCGGCTCCTTGGAGCTTGACCACCTGAGAGCGCTTCTCAGCTCCGAGGCAGTACACGCGTTCGCCGAAAAGCTCGACCGTGTTCTCCGAACCCCTGATTTCCCCCACAAGCTCGTCCCCGAAGGTGTCCCTCATGGGTTGGAGCACGTTCCTCTCGATGTTGCCCAACGACACGCCCAGAATCAGGTCGATGCCCTGAAGGCCAGAGAGGCCGATTACCCGGTCCGGTATCGTGAAGTTGCACGCAAGCCAAGACTTTCCGGAGCGCACTGCCCCCTCGCAGACGTTCCAACGGTGGTGGGCCTCCCGGACGTTCTCGGCCTGCTTTTGGCTAAGCTCCATCCTTGGCACCCTCAGCGGCGACTGTTACGGACTTCATAAGCTCCCTGACGGCATCCAGCGTCTTCTCGTCCTTCTCCGGGAGCCTCTGGCACCTTCCGTATTCCTGCGGGTAGGCCCTCTCCAGATACCATGCGGACGCCTGCCAACTCCCCTCTCTGGCGGCGTTGACGACGTTCTGGAGGTGGTATGCCTTGCGCATGGCCTTTGCCTTGGTGACCTCCTCGGCCAGCTTCCTCTTGAGCGGGGTGTCTCCCGCCTTCATCCACCCGTACCAAGACGACCGGTGTATCCCGAGCGCGTCGCAGACGTCGGCGTCGTTGAGGCCGGTCTGCACCAGCCTCACGGCCTCCCTGATTAGCTCTTCGTCGAGCTTGCTTCTAGCCAAAGTCTTCCCTCCCTAAAAGAAAGGGAGGCACAGCGTGATGCCTCCCAGTAAACGATCTTGATTGATTTTAGCAGCTAGGCGAGAGTCTTAGCCCACCCGATGACGCGCTTGGTGATGACGTTGAATATCACGACCTCGGCGAGGACCTTGAAGAGGTAGGTCAGCACGATGTTCTCGATGTTGCTCATGAACGAATAGGAAGCTCCGTAGGCGATGGCCGTAAAGACCGCCGTGTCCACCACGTCGCCGAAGACGGTGGACAGGATGCACCGCTTGAACAGGGAGGTCTCTCCGTCCCTCACCTTAAGCACGGACATCACCTTGTCGTTCACCCAAGTCCCGCACATGTAGGCGACCATGGAGGCGAGAACCATTAGGGGGGCCATGCTGAAGATTGTCGCGAACTCCCCCTGAATCTCGAACTGTGGGTCAGGCGGGAGGGACACGCAGGCGTTCAGGAGGAGGACAGAGCAAACGTTGCAAATCATCGCCCATCGACGCATCTTGAGGGACGTCCTGAACCCGTACACCTCAACGCAAAGGTCGGAAATCACGTAGTCTATTACGATGGTTGAGATTCCCAGCGCGAGCGTCATTCCGAAGAAGTCAATGTTCTTGATTGTGCATAGGTTCGCCGTTATGAGGCCCGCGCTCGATATTGCGAAGAGAATTACCAGAAGCTCGTTTTTGGTTTTCGGCAGCTTGGACTTGATGAAACCCATCTGTTTCCTTCCGCTAGTTTTTTAGGGGGGCGGTCTCGAACCCCTCGTTCACGCTCCTCCATTTTACATACAGACGCTTCTGGATGTCCATATACCTCTCGTAGCTGTCTATGAACTGTTCGACATAATCCTCCTTGCACTTGGGCCTCGGGTACCTCCCGCCGTCCAGCCTCCGTCCGAACGACACGCAATGCCCCCAGCTGGAGGCGTCCGCATAGTCAAACGGGACCTTCTCGAGCACCTTGGTCCTCGCCATTCCGAGGCAGTGGATTCTCGTCCCATGAGACCGCGCGTACTTCAGGAACATCGCGTATTGCTCGTCCCTGATGTCCTCGTTGCGGAAACCCGTCACTGCCGCCACGTGGCCCGACATTTCCCGGCACATTGCCTTGAACTCCTCGACTCCTCGGTTCTTGTGCCAGACGGGGATTATCTTCTCTGGGACGCCGCTCTCGGAGCGGAGAATCTGCCTAAGCCTGAGAACGTTTTCGTAGCCGATTATGTTATCGACGTCCATTTCGAAGTAGCCGACCACGTTGGGCCTGTCGAACTCCATGATGAACCTTGCATACTCGTGGGTATAGCTCTCCCAGTCCACGTGGACGCCCTTCTGGAAGCTGTGCGCACCGCTGTCAATCATTATCAGCTCTGAGCTGTCCCTCACCCTCTCGGCGAAGCCCTTGGGCTTCTTCCGCAGGTAGAAGTAGCTCATGAGGTTCCAAAGCATCTTGATGTTGCGGCGCTCCATTTCGTCGAGCATGCCCTCGGCGTATCCGCTCACCTCGATTGCGCTAAGGAACAGCCTCATTCGCTGACCTTCTTGAAGTGGATTTTGCGGTCCACGCACCCGCACTTCGGACACTTGAGCATTTCGTGCTCAGGCTCGTCGTAGCTCTCTTCCGATAGGTCGGGGATGGAATCCCAGTCCATTTCCCCGCTCACGTCAAACCCGAAGTCCGTGGCGTCGAACTCGCCGGACAGTGCGTCCAGCTCGTATGTGAGGGCGTCCATGTCCCAGCCCGTCATCATGGTGGTCTGGTTGTCCGCGAGCGTCAGCATTCTGCGCTGTGCGTCGCTCAGGTCGTCAACGAACACGACCGGTACCGTGTCCATCCCAAGTTTCTCGGCAGCCGCAGCCCTGCCATGGCCCGCGACAATCTCGGGGATGCCGTCGTCATCGTGCCATGCCAGTATCGGGTTTCGGAATCCGAACTCCTCGATAGATTTGGCGATGGCCTCGACGTTGCGGTTGTCGTGCTTCTTCGCGTTCCCGTCATATGCCTTGAGGCTCGCAAGAGGAACCTGCTCGACCTTGACCTCAACCTTTCTGACTGTCAAATCTCTCTCCAATCTCCGGTCTTCGGCTAGGACTTCTTCAGGATTGAGACAATCGTTCCAATCCTTCTCTCGGCCTTGTCCAGAACGCGGTCGATTATCTCACGTCCTCGAATCTCTGAAAGCCACTCTTCGTTGACTCCACCGTAGAAGATTGCCGCCAAGGCCCCAGCCACGCAGGCGTTCGTGTCCGTGTCCCCTCCGAGGTTCACGGCGTTTAGCACGGCGTCATCGAAAGACTCCGAACTCTCGAGTGCCCAGAGCGCGGCGTCCACCGTGTCCCAGCAGTAGCCGCCGGCAACCTCGGGGCACTTCGTTGGAAAGTCTGCCATTTCGCCGTATTCCATTCTTTCTGTGAAGTCATACAGGAAGCCGCAGGCACCCATGCTCTCCGGGCTTCCGTGCGTCGCTCCGAGAGACCTCATAGCCTCGCCCCTATAGACCGGGAGTATCGCCAACGGGACGCAGCGCATGACGGCACCGTTTCCGGAGTCCAGACGGTGGCACTGAGGCTTGCCCGTGTCTATGGCCCTAGCGGTTGTCATTCCCACGTCAAATATTCCGTCGACCGTGTATTCCTCGTCGTGGAGCCAGCGGCGGAAGTAGGACATGACGTCCTCTAGGCTCCCGGTGTCCGCCCAACAATCAAGCTCGGCAAGAATCATTGAGGTATCGTCGCTCCAAGTGCCGGCGGGCTTGTTGTGGGAGCCGTAGCCCGTCATCCCGTGGCACTCGAAGCTACCGCGGGGCCTGAACTCATAGGGCACCCCCATCGCGTCGCCGATGGCCGCCCCGTAGACGCATTGTCTCAGAAATCCCATTCCTAGCCCCTCTCCTTTCGCAGTTCGAACTTGATGAAGTCTTGGACGTACTCCAAAAGCGCCTCCATGCGCTCGGGCAACCACTCGAAGATGTTCTCGCTAACCATTCAAAACTTTCTCCGATTTCTCTCGACGGATGGCCACATCGACCACTTTCAGCCCTACCAGATAGCACGCTGCGAGCTCCTTGTCCAACGCGCCTCCCAGAGAGCTTGCGAAGCCTGCGGACGACAGGTGCCCGTCCTCGTGCTCCCTGCTAACCATGTTCCCATCCAAGACGAACGAAACCCTCTCCTCTGTGCCGCTGTCTCCGTCCATGGCCGAAACGTCAATCAGGTACATTGCAAAGCCTCCAGTTCCTAGAGAACGCCTCTACGGTGTCGTATGGGCAGCAGCCACCATTCCAGCACGCAAACAGCCTGCCGTTCCCCATGTAGACGCTCAGGGGCATTACCTGACCCCTTCTGAGGCCCATGCTCCCGTCACTCCCGATGAACTCGTAGACGGCCCTGTCGGACTTCCTCTGGGGCCTCGTGAGGAGCATTCTCAGGTTGAACCAGTAGTCCATTAATCAACCTCCTCGTTCCTCTCGGGGTCGTAGTTGTGGAGCACCATTTCTGGGGACGACTTCACCGCATCCTCGACGTATCTCTTGGCCTCCTCCCGCTCTCCTCGTGCCAGTCGAAGAACTTGTAGACGTTCTCGTTGGTATACGGGTTAAAGCACTTGACCCTGATGGCTAGCATTGACCTCTCCTCTCCTGCCGGGGGCCTCTCCCCCTCGTTGGTTAATATCTTACCACAACTATTAAGCGATTACAACAAAAAAGCCCCCCGATTTTTCGGAGGGCTTTTCGAGAAAGAAGGGATGCATGCCCGCATCGGCTGGATTGTATCACGAAATGGAAGGAGGCGCCCCGTAGGACGCCCCCAGTCCCGCAATTGCAGAACTCACCTCGGTTCCTATTGTACTAGAAGGGGATGTCCTCTTCAAACTCGTCTGAGTCGTCCTTGGCCGGCTTCTGCGGGGCGTTCTGCCTTGAGGCGTCCACGAACTCGCGGACCAGCAGCTCGACCTTGGAGCGGCGCTCGCCCTCCTTGCTCTCCCAGCTCCTTTGCGTCAGCTCGCCGTTGAGGACGATTCTGTCGCCCTTCTGCTTGCGGGCCAGAACCTCGGCGGCCTTGCCGAATGCCACGAAGTCGAAGAAGTTGGGGACGTCCTCCCAGTCCCCGCTCTGGCCCTTCCGGCGGGAGTTGTAGCAGATTGAGCCGTTGCACACCGGGGTGCCCGAGGTGGTGGCGCGAAGCTCGGGGTCCTTGGTGAGGTTGCCGCTGACCGTGTAGGTGTTGATTGAGAACATTCGCTTTCTCCTGTCTGTCGTATGGTGCGCGGGGCGGGACTCGAACCCGCAGCCTGCTGCTTAGGAGGCAGCCGCTCTGTCCGTTGGGCTACCCGCGCGTCTAGATGTGCTTGCACCAGTTCCGAAGCACCATGAGGGCCACTTGGGCCTGAGCGTCCGTCAGGGTCTGTGTCTTGGCCGTGGTCCCCGACTTGCGCATGGTTGGCGTCTCGTATAGGGCCTCCAAGACCTCCCGGGTGCTCTTGTGCTTGGCGTCGCCGAAGGTCTTGGCGAGGTCGAGGAGGGTTGTCATCTGGTCCTTGGTCGGTAGCGGGTCCCTCGGAGGCTCTTGGTCCTTCTTGATGCCGCCGTAGCGGTAAACCATGTCCCGCTTGCCCTCGTGGCTGATTGCCAGCCATACAATCTCACCGTTGGCGACGGTCATGTCCGTAACCTCGAAGCGGTCGAGGCACTGCCACTTGTTCGTCCGCTGGTTCTGGCTGAGCTTCTGGAGCTTGTCCGCCGGGACCCAAATGAAGGGTGCCGTGTATAGCTCACGACCGATTCCCCAAGCGAAGCCCGCCCGCTTCATGGCGTCGCTGGCCTCGCCCTTCTGCGCCTCCATGTTGGACTCCGTGCCGCAATTCTCCTTGGAGATTACCTTGCCGTCAAAGAGAATCGAAATCTTGCAGAAGAGGCTGCCCTTGACCTCTCGGTAGTCGCACCCCCAGCGCTCTGGTCCAACCGTCTCGTCGAGGAGCGCGTAGTCGGTTCGTGCGGTCTTGTAGAGCAGCAGGGAGGCACCCTTGGCCGAACACTGGGCCACTCGGGCCTCTACCTCGTTGGGCCTGAGGTCGCGGAAGAGGCCGGCCATTACCACACCTCTGCGTCGACCATGAGGTTCAGCTCGTTGAACGCGGCCATCATGCCGTGCTCACCCTCCTCGCAGCGGACCGTCACCACGGCGTCGTCCACTGGAAGACCCTCGTGGTCCTCGGCGTCGAGGAAGACGTCGTCGGAGGTCGCATACGCGATTGCCTCGGAATCCGCTTGGTAGCGCTTGACGAACCCAAGCTCGAACGGGCGGCGAAACTCCCCGTCCATGACGTGCCCCTTGATTGTGTACTGATACTTGCGCATTTCGAACTCCCTTCCTACTTGGGTGCCCCTTGCCCCCTCGTTGGTTAACATGTTACCACACTTGGAGGCTTGGGGCACCGAGAAACTTTGGAATTTTCCTACTCCTCTTCCTCCTCCTCGGGGTAGGAGATGTCGTCGCACTCGAACCAGACGAAATCATTGACGTCCGTCTCGGTCGGGATTTCGTCGACGAACATGTCCTCGATTCGCGCGCATACCAACTGGCGCTGCTCCTCGGTGGCGTCGTCCATTCTCGCCTTGGCCACTCCCCAGAACTCGAAATCCTCTGGGTCAACATCGCGCTTGACAATCATTTCCGTTCTCCTCTCTTTCCGAACTCTACTGGAAAAGGCCATGCTTCTGGTAGTCGCTGACATATGCGAGCTTGACGCCAATCACCGCCGCTATGTCTCTGGTGGTAGGCTCCTCGAAGGTCCGGTAGCCCTTGCGCCTCAGCGCCTTGCTCGCCGCCCTCGTGATGCCCTTGGCCGTCGTCGCCCGGCTTGTGAAGTACGTGTGCGCAGAATCAAAGCTGTTCGGGCGAATGCTGACCTCGACGTAGTATGTATCCATTTTCCCCTCCTAGAGGCCGAGCATGACCTTGACAGCAGTCCACTTGAGGTCGGCCTCGGCGGCGGCAAAGTCGAACCTTGCGTTGATGTTCTTGTCGTACTCCTCGCGCTTCTCCTCGGAGAGGGCGTCCCATTCCTCGTCGGTGAAGTCGGCATCGATGTGCGCATACAGGAACAGACCGCGAACGTTGTCTATGTCCCTGCTGGGCATGCTATCGTTGCTGCCGCTCCAAGAGAGGTGCTTCTCCAGCAGCATCTTGACGGCATCGTTGTGGGGCTGGTCCTCGTTCCTGTAGGTGAGCTTCTTCATCTTGGTTCCCTTCTCTACTTGGGGGGCCTCTCCCCCCTCGTTGGCTTATATATTACCACTACCGCGAGAAAAACAACCGAGAAAGTCAAAAAAAGCCCCCCGATTTCTCGGAGGGCCTGAGCTACTGGGGAACTACTGGGGAACTACTGGGGAACTACTGGGGAACTGGTGACATTTCCATGTCACTAGTGACTTTCTACTCCGCCCCCGTTCTCACCGGCTTCCAACCGTCCATTTCTAACGCCTCTTGGTACTTGCAAGGCTCTGGGGTCTCCAGATACTCCCAGTGTCCGCCCCTTGACGGCTCTCCGTCGTAGTAGCCGAACGTCTGGGGCCTGAGCGGCTTCCATCCCTCGTGCCAAGGCTGCTTGACGTACCGGAAGTGAAGCCTGCCCTGATGGGCCTTCCCATGACACCCCAAGGCGTTCCCAGACCCGCAGAGCATGAGCGTCGGCTTTGGGAGCCTCACCCCATTCACGTAGCGCTCGCCCGCGCTCCTCTTGACCACGTGGTGGCGGTTGAGCGGCCATCTGGCACCGCAGACGCAGCAGTAGGGGGTCTCGACGCTCGGCCCCTCCATGAGCGGCCACCAGATAGGGGCAAGGGTCGTGACCTTAGCCATCCTCGCGCTCCTCCCTTACCAGCCTGCCAAGCCCCGTCGCCTTCTTGAGACAGTCGATAGCCTTCATGGCGTCCTTCTCTGGGTCCTCCTTGGACCACATGCGCCAGACGTATTTGAACGACGTCGCCCAGTACCAGAATTGAATCGGGGTGCGCTCGGCTATGCAAGCTTGGGACGAGGCGGCCTCGATAGCCCGGTCGCACGTGACGAAGCCGTCTCCCTCGTAGTGCTCTGGGACGCTCCCGAATGGGTTTTCCTGTCCAATCTTGCCACGGTAGCCAGCCAGCAGCAAATCCTTCTCGTAGCACCTGTCTTGTAGCCTCGCAACCATTCCGCGAAGCTCCTTGATGGTCCTCCGGGCCTTTCTCAGGTGCCTCGCCGCCACCCCGCGGCGCTCATCGTCGCTAACCTTCATCCAAGCCCAGCTCCTTTCCGCAAAACGGGCAGAACCTCGGGACCGTCTCAATCTCGTCCCAATCGGTTATGTAGGTGCCATCATTTTCGAAGTGTGACACTTGGAACACGAGGCCGCACCGTGGGCACTGGACGGCATCAACGTAGTCGCAGTCGGCTATCGAGGTGACCTCGTTGAAGTCGACCGTCTTGCGAGGCTTCCACCTCTGGTGTGACGGGACCGCTCCGCACCTCGGGCAGTCAGCGCCCCTCGCGAACCTCCTAGCCCTCATCGCAGACACCCGCCAGAGACTTGGCGCGGCAAACGAGGTCGCGGGCCATCGCTGCAACTCGACCGTCGCTTCCCACTTCGATTCCGCGACCCTCGGTGTAGTCCCTCGGGGTCTTCCGCGCGTCCTCCTCCAAGCTCTCCCAGCCATCGGGCATGGTGCATGAGCTGACGCATATGTCGATGCGCTCCCAGAATTCCACGAACCAGCACTTGAGCCTGATGCTGTAGAGGAAGCTGTAGACCTCCCTCGTCTCGCCCCTGTAGACAAGCTCCTTGGTGTCCAGCGGCACCACGCAGCCGTTGGCGTCTATGGGAGCTGGAATGCCCTCGGGCCAGACCCTAGTCTTCATCTTCTACCACCTCCGCGTAGCAGTGCGGGCAGAACTCGTAACGCCCGCTAATCTCCTCGCACGTCTCTCCGCAATTTGAGCACTCCCAGACGTTTACGGTCCCGCCGCTTTCCGTCTGGTAGGAGTCCGTCTTCTCCATGGTGCATGTCGGTTGGTCCACCAGCTCGGCCAAGACCTCCCCGAAAGCCTCGGCCTTGAAGCCTCCACAAGCCGAACCGATTGCCTTGGCAACGGCGACGTCCAGCCACTCGTCTCTCTTGACCGACGCCCTCAGGGAGTCGGCAGCCCTGCGGCGCGCCTCGCACATGTCCCTCGGTTCCATCTACTCGACCCCCGTAGAGCCGTAGCCGTCAGTCCCTCTGTCGGACTCTCCAAGCTCATTGACCGTCCAGAAGTGCGCCTTGATGTACGGGACGATTACCAGCTGGCAAATCCTGTCGCCTGGATTGACCGTGAACGGCTCGGCTCCGAGGTTCAAGAGCTTGGCCCTGACTTCCCCTCTGTATCCAGAGTCGATGATGCCCGTGCCGTTCGCAAGGCAGATTCCGTGCTTGCAGCCGAGGCCGCTCCTCGGGAACTGGAAGCCCACGTGGCCGTGGGGAATCTCGACCCTGACGCCCGTCCCGACCCACTCGGATGTCCCTGGCTGGATGGTTAGCGGCCCGCTGATTGCGGCCCTCATGTCAGCACCCGCATCCCCCTCGTGGGCGTAGGCGGGGACGAACCCCTCCTCGCACACGACGTTCACAGGAACCTCAAGCATCCGTTCTCCTCTCTCCTTACAAGATGGACGTCCACGCTGCGGAGGAACGTCCCGTTGTAGTCGCTCCACTCATTTGACGACTCAAGGGCCGTCTGCCTATCTCGGTGCCTTCCGAGGCAGAGGCCGGCGAAGACGGGACACGTGAAGCTCTTAGCCACAACCTCGTTGTAGTCCTCGTATTCGCCGTATGAGTCGACCACCTGCCAGACTATCAATGGCCGCAGCTCCATCCGTAACTCTTTGCGAGCAAAAGCAGCTCTCGGCGAAGGCGCTTGACGTCCTCCTTGACCTGACGGCTCGCCGCTCCGTCGACCTGCTCGTACTCTGGGGTCCTCGTGATGCTGCCGAGGTCTCCGCCCATGTTGTCGCGGTGGACGATGACCTGCTCGACAAGCGAGTCCATGAGCGCCTTGCAGAGGCCGGCCTGCGCGACCTGCCACTTGCGGACGTCCTCGCGACCATGACTTCCGATTCCCAGCTCGTTCTCGTCCCGAACCCTCGTGCTCATTGCATGTCTCCTCTCCTTGTGCTTTCCATCAGCTTACGGGCGTGATACACGACCGCGCACGGAGTCCTGTGAAGCCTCTTTGCTATGCTGGCAATTCCCAGAACCAGCGCCCTCTCGTCCTCCTCGCTCCAAGAGCCGGGGGCGCCGAGGCCCATCTTCCTTGCCCTCGTGCTGATGCCGCTCCATGTCCTTCCCGGGCATCCCCCGCGCCAACCCTCCCAGTGCGACCCATGAAGCGGGTAGTTGAGCGCGAGGAATGACAGCTCCTCAGGCTCCCACGCCCTGCCGGTCGGGCACCGCTTGACGCAGGCGACCCTAAGCTTCCCGGCCCGCTTGACGATTGACTGGCGCGTCCTCTCGGGGCACTCCCGAGGCCATCCGTCCCACGTGCTCCCTTCCGAGGGGTAGTGCTTGCGGATTGCCTCGTCCTCCCTCTTGGTCCACGGTCTGCCGGTCATCGGATGCCCGCCAACCTCAGGCCGAGGCCAAGCAGCCAGCCAAGCAGGATGCACGTTATGACCGTCGTCAGACACTCCTCGAACTTCTTCATCGCAGCACTCCTACATCCCTTGGACCAACCAGCTGAGCAGCCACACGAACCCGAAGACCACCGTCACCAGAACCATGGGCATGAAAACCTCTCGCAGCTCGTAGCTGCGGACGAACTCCACGAGGCTGTCCTCGTCCATCATTTCAAACTCTCCTCTCACTCGGACCTACTCGGACCTACTCGAACCAGTCGCGCGGCCTCATTCCAACCGCTGAGCAAAGGCCCCTGATTGCCTTTTCCGTCAGGTTCGGCTTCCTCTTGTTGTAGATGAAGGCCGTGACCGTGGACTCGCTGACGTGCGCGGCCTGAGCCGTCTCCCTGATGGTCAGGCCGCGCTCTCGCATCAGCTCGCGGTACCTCTTCCCGTCTATGAAATCACCCCCCTACTCGCTGAACCAGACTTCCCCGTTCTCCTCGACCGTGATAACGACGTCTTCGTAATAGACGTAGAAATCCATGTCCTCGTTCTCGTAGACGTTGCGGCGGATGCTGTGCGCCCTCGGGCCTCTTCCGATGACAACGTAGGCGTGACGCTCGATGACGCGCTGGCCGTTGGTGTTGAAATCGCCCTTGAAGTAGAACATGGTCTTTCCCCTTCTCCTACCGGGGGGCCTCCCCCCTCGTTGTCTAATATATTACTACTATCCAGTTCGAAGTAAACCGAGAATCTCAGTTTTTTTGCTCGCGCCTGTCAACGCCACCCTTGACGCAAACCTTGCAGCTCCCCTTGATGCGGGAGAAAAGCGCGTCAGCCGTCCTCTTGTTGGACTCTCCAGTAACCTTGGTCCACTCGGAGGGCTTGAGCTGCGAGGTGAACAGCGTCTGGAGGTGGTGGCTCCAGCGGTAGTCGACAATAAGGAAGTACACGGACGCGGACCACTCGGTGAGGGGCGTCTTGCCCACGTCGTCGATTATCAGCACCTCGGCCCTCTGGTATCCGAGGGTCGGGTCCGTCCCTCCGTCGAAGCTCGCCTTGATGCGGTCGAACATCTGGGCTTCGGACACGAACAGAGGGTGCTCCCCCATGCCGGCGAGGGCCTTGGCGATGGCGCAGACCGAATAGGTCTTGCCGACTCCAACGGGTCCGTGAACCCACATCCACCCCGAACCCTCGGCCCTCTCCCAGTCCGGTTCCACGTCCCGGAACTCCTCGGGGAGGTTGTCCTTGGCCCAAGTCTCCGCACGCTCCTCCCGTGTGACTTCCCCTGATGCCTCTCTGAGGCTCTGAGGGACGCTCTGAGACGTTTCGCGGCTCCACTCGGTTGCCTCCTTCGGGGACATGGTTCCGAGGGCACAGAAGCGTCCAGACTCGCAGTGAGCCATGTACTCCTCGATGCCCTCGGCATCAGTGGGCGCGTAGGTCGGTGGGATTCCGTATGCCTTGGCCACCATCTCCAGAGTCTTCCCCCACTTCATGCGGCGCTTGTAGGCTTGTTCCGGTGTCTCCTGAATCACTGTCTTATCCTCTCCCTAGAACGGGATGTCCTCGTCCCAGTCGGTGCACTTCTCGTCGATGCTCTTCCTCCACTCGGCGTCCGCCTTGGCCTTCTCGGCCCTCTCCTTGGCCTTGGGGTCCTCGGGTGCGTTGAGGTAGCCCTCGAACTTGGAGCCGAAGAGGGTCACGGGCCTCAGGTACTTAGCCATGTCGGTCCCTCCCCACTCCTCGGACTTCTTCCGGATGACCTCCTTGCAGTCCTCGACGGTGAATCCCTCTCGTAGGCGGGCTAGGACGTGGCGCATTGTGGCCTTCGAGGTCGGGCGGTAGTGGGAACCAGTCTCATTGTTGAGGGCCTGGACAACCTCGGCCACCTTGCTGCCCTCCTCCTCGTTCCATGGCCTAGAGGGTGCCGGACGCTGTGCGGAAGCCTCCTTCCGCACTATATGTTTTTGGTTTTCCTCTGAGTTATTCATTTGTATTACTTTGGTATTGCTTACCTCATTTTCGGAAATGTCATTTTGGATTTTTGCCATCCCCATTTCTGATTTTTGAGAAATGGAGATACCCTCAGAGGGGGCATCGGTTGTGCAGCTTTGCGGAGCCTGGAAAAGCCCCTCGCCCTTCTCGGTGAGCGCATACCACTTGGTGCGGTCAAACGGGAGCTTGTTGTAATTGCCCGTGACGAGAAGCCCCTCCTCCTCTGCCCTTTTGAGAGCCGTGTTTATTACATTCGCGCTCATGAAAGGCATGAGGTCATGGAATGCCGCGACCGTGTTGTAGGTCCAGTAGCGGCCATCGTGGAAGTGCTTGCCGTTCGTCTTGTTCTTCTGAATCCAGTAGTTGATATTGCCGAGGAGGATTGAGACGTTCGTCCCGTACTTGGTGGCAACCTCCACGTCAAACGTCATGTACCTAAGCATTTTGCCCTCCAAAAGAAAAAAGCCCCCGCGGGGTGATTAGGGCACCCGGCAAAGGCTTTTCTCTGGATGGCGAGGCTCGGCCCCGCGTGGAAACTATTCTATCGCGGCCCTAATCCGCTGTCAACAATTATAGACCATTCTTGTGGAAGTCAAAAGGGCTTTGGGTGGAATCCTCGACCCCGAGTAGCCATGCGGCCCCGAACTCGGGGAACGCTTCGCTGAGGCGGATGGCCTGCCATGCCGACAGTCTGTAGTCGCCCTTCTTGAGGTGTGACATGGTCGGGGCTGATATCGCGGTCTCCCTCTCCACCTCAGAGGGGGAATGGACTGTGAGGAACGCGGCAATCCGCGCGGAAACCAACCTTCTGTGCTCAATCTCGTTCATCGCTCTTCTCCTCTCCCATCGGCCTAACCTTGTCCAGTGCGAGGAGCCATGCGGCTGACACGCCGTGACGCTCTTGGAGCACGAGGGCCATGTCCAGCGTCACGCGGTCGAAGCCGTTCAAGACCCCGTAAATCTTGGAGGACGAGCAGCCGAACGCCTCTGCCGCCTTCGTGACGCTCAGGCCGCGCTCCATGAGAACGGCCTCAAGACGCCTGCGAGAGACGCCCTGACGCCTCTCCTCGGCTGAGCACCTACCTATGCACGCCATTGTCAGACCTCCTCGATGGTGAGCTGGTAGGTCTGGTCGAATCGGTAGGCGTCCACGGCCTCGGGATTGACGTACATGCGCAGCCAGCCGTCCCCGTCCACGGCCTCGAACTCCACGAAGACGCCCTTCGGCGTCCTCTTCATGCTCTCGATTCTCCAAGTCATCGCTTCTCCTCTCCCTAGCAAATGCACTCGTGGATGCTTATGCTCAGCTTCTCGGGCGACCTCGTTCTCTTGAGCTTTGACACCGTCAGGCTCACAACCTGAGCGTCGTCCTCCCATGCCACCCCGTTGAGCGCGTCTAGGATGACCTTGGCAACGTTGTCTATGTCGGGCTTGTGTGTGTCCGGCTCGCTGAAGACGCTCTTGGGCGTCGACTTGGGAAGTTGCCTGTAGGTCAATATGCTTACGGCAATCGGTCCTGAGAACGGCTCTCGTGGCTTCCTAGGGGCATTCATGTATGCCTCTCTGATTGCCGCCTCGTAGTCCCTCGTGGCCTTGGGGGTGTAGGCGTGGCCGCCCCTCGTGAACCTCGGGCGGCCCTTGCCCCTCACCTTGCCCCAGACGTCAAACGACACGCTAGACATTCCACCCCTCCATGTACATTTCGGCTGCCCTCTCGTTGGCATCGCGCCTGACGTCAATGTGGCTCAGGCCGAAGAGTTTGGCTACGAACTCGGCAAACGCCCACGCCCTCGTGTCTTGGTCTTCCGCGCACCTCTTGAGCTTTTCGGCGGTGCTGTCGTTTCCCTTCGCGTGGAAGACGCGGCTCCCCTCCTCGAAAACCCTCTTGGAATAGAGTTCGTCGGCAATCGGCTCGATTGCGCTCTCGTAGGTCAGGGTCGCCGCCTGATACGGTTTCTTTGTGGGGTTCATTTTGAACGCTCCCTAGTTCTCTGGCACCCCGTGGGGCGTGTCGTACTGCTCGTGCATGACCTCGTAGGCCCTGTCCACGACCTCCTCGTAGTCGGTGGCGTACAGGACGGACACGGCCTCTGCTATCGCCATGGCCTCGGTGAAGCGCCTGTCCGCGCACTCCCTGAGGTTGTCGGCCAGATGCGTCTGGCACATGTCGATTCTCTTGACAACCTCGCGTTCGGCCTCTCGCTTCCACCAGAGCTTGTCGGCAATCAGGGCGATTGCGTCTGCGTAGGTGGCGGTGCTGGTTCTCGTCTGCTCGCTCATTTCTTCCTCCTAAAGGGCGTTGGACTCGATGATGTATGAGAAGGCGTCCGGGTCGATGTCGTCGATGGTGGTGGCATCGGGGTTCTCCTCGCGGATGGCCTCCATGATGGCGTCGACGTCAAACTCACACTCCCAGCCGCTCAGGTAGTCCAGAACCTCGCCCTCGACCCTGCTGTACTCCATTGTCTGCTCCTCTCGGTTTTGGGAGGCCCCTTGCTCCCCCCTTGTTGACTCATATATTACCACCGTTGTTATTTTTTAACAACCGAGAAGCACAAAAAAGTGCGGACGTTTTGAGGCACGTCCGCTGAGCCTTGCGCCGGAGAGGAGGAATACAGCGCTGGGGCTATTGTACCACTCCGGCTAGAAGACGCCGGCGTTGATTGCGCGCTGTACGGCGGTGGTGGTGTAGTCGCCCCAAGAGCCGTCAACCTCGCAGGCGTGGCGCTTGCCGTCGTCACCCCAGTACCAGTAGCAACCGACGTTGAGGAGGTGCTGCTGGATGGCGCAGGTGGCATAGTATCCGAAGTCCTCGTCACAATTGCGCTGGTAGGTGCCGCAGACATACCTCAGGTACTTCATCAGCCAGAACTTGGTCTCTCCGCCAAACACGCCGTCGCAAATCAGGCGGACGCCGGTCTTGTGGCTCCTCAGGTAGAGGCCGGCCCTCTGGAGGCGCATTTGGACGTACTTCCAAGAGAGCGGACCCATGTAGTTGTCATACGCGAGGATGGTCTCGGCGGGGTCGAGGAAGCCGCCCTGCTCCTCGGGGGCCTCGGGGGAGCTTTCCTCGGAACCACCATCGGGGATTGCCGCGAACATGACGTACTTCCAAGCTCTGGTGCGCCTCTGTACCTTGCCGCCGCCCACGTTGCCCTCGATGGTCTGGACGTATCCGCCGCAATTCGCCTCGCAGATGCACGTATGGTCGAGGTCGTCGGGATTGGAGGTCCAAGAGAAGAGGAGGACGTCGCCGGGCTGTGCGTCCCGGACGTTGCCCCTCAGCCTGCCGGCCTTCTCCGCGGCCCTCCTGATGGCGGTGGTGGAGGCTGCGGGGAGACCAGCGCAGGACTGGCCGGCCTGAGCGAAGCACCAGCTGGTGAACATTGCGCAGTAAGGGACCCCGGTGCTCCCGAAGTAGGAGCCGTGGTCCTCGGCGTACCAGCGGCCATACTTGGTTCCCTGCTCGGGGTCGGCGAAGCGGTCGTATCCCAGCTCGCCGCGTGCCACGTCAAGAACGCTAGGCATCCTCCACCTCCTCGGGGTCGAACGGGACAGCAACGTCCTCGGGGTCGCAGGTGTCCTGAGCCTCGACCTCCAAGCGCTCGTCATCGGTCATGTCTAGGCCTCCTTGGTCTTGGTGTTCTCGAAAATCTTGCCCAGCGGGCTGTCCTTCAGCTCGGGAGAGGCAGAGACGACGTTCTCCCAGATGCTCGTGACCTCCATGAGGATGATTACGATGGAAATGCCCACAACGGTCACGCCGGACATGGCGTCCATGCCCTCGACGTGCTGGCACACCACCTCGATGACGAAGGCCAGAAGCTCGATGCACAGCAGAAGCGCCTTGTGCCCAAGCCCCTCGCGCATCCTGTTCGAGGAGACTTCGCGCTTGATTACCGCGGCGACGTAACCCGTCAGGACGTCGATCCCCATGCACGCCACCGCGCCCAGAAAGGCGTAGGCCATGCTCTCGGATACATGAATCATGTTTTTCCCTTCTGCGCCGAACCCCACGCAAATGATACTAGTTCGTTGGCATGGTCCACCAGTTGGACCAGCCCTGACGGTTGATGTTTCGTCTCCACTTGGGGTCGCCGGCTGTCGGAAACGCGAGCTGAAACTTCCAATCTGCATTTGCTTGCCCGTCCACCTCGCTCCAGAGCACTAGGCAGACGCCCCATTCAGACGGACTGCTGGCTGTGTCCGTGTTGTACATCCAGACACCGGGCGTCGCAGTGTTCAGGTCTGCCGAAATCCTGTCGCACACGAAGAGCATATTCGTCAGGTCCGCCTTGTCCGCGGACAGCAGCCCGTCCTCAACTCCAAGGCCGTAACCGACCTGCATGATGCCCCTTTGCGAGGTGGACCCGACAGGCAGGTTGTCGGCTGAGATTGTCCCCTCGATTGAGTCGGCTGGAGTGGCAACCTTGTCGCTCGTGGCTATCACGTCGACGCAGGTCATGAGCGGGCCGGCCTTCAGTACGATTACCCTATCCCCAACGCTGGCCGTCATGCACGACACGGTGGCCTTGACCTGCTGGATTGTCACGCCGTCGACAGCCACGTCAAGCGTGCCGTTCTCGTTCTTGGCCCTGATGGTCCCGTAGAGCCACCAATAGTGGCTGCTCGGTTGGGCCTTGATGTCGGCGACCTCACCTGCCGCATACCTGAAGGCGTCCTCCAGATTTGCCATTACCACCGCTCCGTTCTCTTGAGTTCCGTCTTGGTCTTGGCAGCACCTCCGAGGGTGACGCTCTGGGTCCTCACTGTGAAGGCCCCGGAGATTCCCGCGCTCGGGTACTCCAAGCCAGCTATGTCCCCAGCCCTCAGGGTGGGGGCATACACGTGCTGAATCGTCACCCTGCGGATGACTGACCGCTGGTTTGCCAGAAGCTTCCTAGCCTTCGCGTCCGCTTCCTCTTGGGTCACTAGGTCGTTATAGCGGTACTTCGCAGACCTCTCCCAGCCGAGGTTTACGGTGCTCGTGGGGGACTCCGGGTCGTCGTCTCGGGCGCTGCCAATCACGGTCGTGTCCTGATTCGAGTACACGGCAAGCACGACGTTTGCCACGTCCGAGAGGTCCCTCTCGTTGGTAACCTGCCTCAGGAAGCGGGCGTTCCTGCCCTCCTCGAACACGTAGGACGGCTGACGCTCCGAGGGGCTGTAGTACCTCCGGAGGAGGACCCTCCCGTACTCGTCCGTCCTCGCCTGGGAGAACCCGGCAAGCCCTAGAAGCTCGTTGACGGCCCCCAGCATGGTGTCGTTGTCGTCATTGGAGGAGCCGAGGCCGACCGCCCAGTCCTGCGAGAGTGTGTAGCCAGACTCGTCGGCGATTACCTCAAGGCCGGCGTCCTCCAGAATCATTCTTGCCACGTCGACGGCGTTTGACCCCTTGGCAATCCTCAGAGGCTCGGTGAAGCGGGCTGAGGCGACCTCGTAGAGCCTGCCATACATGTCTGCCTTGCCCTCGGAGTAGGCCCCGGACACGTCCGAGGACGGCAGGGAGACCACGAAGGTCCCGAGGGGAACGCTCTCCCTAGTGCCGTCCTCGAATGTCGCGTCCAGATACGGCCTCACTAGGTCGTTGCCGAGGTCGAGCGGCCCGACATAGGAGAAGGAGCCGCTTTCGTAGCTCGTCGTGTCTACGTTGCGGGTGATGGACCCGCCGTCCTTGATGCCCTCGACGTTTCCCACCTCGTAGCCCGTCTCCCGCGAGACCCTTGCGAAGTGGTAGCCCGCTGTGAAGGGTCTTAGCCAATCAGCCACGCGTCGGCTCCCTCCAAGCGACTCTCTGGAATTTCAGGCTCCACTCGTAGACCTCCTTGTTCTTTTCGCTGGCGCTCAGGGTCGCATAAGCCCTGAAAACCTGACCCCATCGGTAGCGAATCCAGATTACCGGCTGTCTAACTATTCTCCTTGCGGCCTCGAACTCCCCCCTTGTGAGCGTGGCGAATGAGAACGTGCCGGATTGAGTCAGGTTGTCCAGCGGGTAGGCCACTGGGAGGCCCCCGGTCTCTCCACCGTCAGCGAAGAACATGACCTCGGCGTCGTAGGAGATTGAGCGGTTCTCACTGAGGTTGCGTGTGAAGACCTCGCACTGTCCAGCGTCGTCCCCCCAGTTGACGACGAGCGCATCCGCCTCGATTAGGCACTCGACCTCGTTTGTTCCCGTCACACCGTAGTCCGTGTAAGAGGTGGCGCGGTACCTGAAGGAAGTCCCGAGGGGCGGGAGCCTGTCTACGATTACCGAGTTGTCTCCCGCAGAGGATGCGAGCAGCGTCTCGTTGCCGTCCCCGTCAAATCTCATGAGCGACACATAGGACGTTGCGGGCGCTCCCTCCTCGGTGCCGAACCTCACTGTGACGTGCGCGGCAAGGTCGTCGTCGTGGTACCAGCTCAGAATCGGTGCGGCGGGAGCCGTCCACCTGGTCTTGAAGGTGCGGGTCGCTGTCGCGGAGAAGGAGGAGCCGGCAGTGACGGTGAGCCTCAGGGAGTAGGTCGTGCCGTTTGCGAGCTGGTAGTCCCTCACGCCAATGCTTGCCGACCTTGCGGTCGAGGCAGGCTTGGTGGAATACAGGACCTCGCCGCTCGAGCTCAGAAGCTCCAAGAGCTGGCTCTGGATGCCCGTCGAGTCGTCTGCGCCCCACGTGACGCCCAGCGGAAGGCGGTCGATAGTCTCGCCCTCGGTCGCGGGGCTGGTGATTGAGGCGTTCGGTGCTGCGAACACCTCAAAGGTCGAATAGCTGGACCACTCTCCCCAGCCATCATAGAGGCCGTGGGTCCTGACCCTAACCTTATAAATGCCAGCGGATAGCTTCTTGATTGTGTAGGTGGTGACGGAACCCTTGACGTCGGAGTAATACTCAACTCCGTCCGGGGCGACCGCCCCTATCTGCGCCTGAGTCTGGGCGGAGCCGTCGGGGTGGTTGGGATTCCAACCGAACGGCGCGCTTCCCCCAACGAGATAGCGGCTTGAAAGCCCCGTGATGGTCGGAGCCAGTGGCTTTGCGACCGTGGTGATGGAGTTGGAAACGGCCCACTCGGAGGTCAGATTTCCCTTCTTGGCGCGGACCCTGAAGGTGTTGCTGCCCGCCGAGGTTGCCACGGTGGCGGGAAGGCAGGTGACCGTTGTGGAGCTGCCCCAGTCGCCCGTGGTCTTTCTCTGAATCTCGTATGAGTCGGCGTACTTGGGCTTTCCGGCGGCGTCGATGGTGGCCGTGGTCTCCGATGCCGCCGATGCCGTCACACCAGACGGTGCGCTCGGGGTCGTGTATACGGTTCCGGCGGTCGCTGCCTCCGAGGTGCCAGACGGGTTCTTGCCCCTCACCTGATATGCGTAGGCATGGCCCGCGGTTGTGGAGACATCAGACCAGCTGGTGCCGTCGGTGTCGCCGCTGTAGACTGAGACCCAAGAGCCGCCGTCCGTCTGCCTCTCGACAGACACGCCGGTCCAGCAGTTGTCAGCGTTGCTGCCCCTCACCCAAGAAACGGTCTGTGAAGTGTCGGACACACGGATGACGGAAGCGCTCTTGGGGGCCGTCGGGGTCGTGTAGACTGTGCCGCAGACGGCGTTTCCGGACTCTCCGGTCGGGTTGTAGGAGCGGACCATGTACTCGTACTTGTGGCCCGCAGCAGTGGTCTCGTCTGTGTACCCAACCTTGTCCCAGCTGAGTTGCGCAATGCTAACCCAAGAGCCGCCGTCAACGCTCCGGTAGACGTTCAATCCCGTCCATGGATAGGCGTCATTCGAACCGGTGTAGTTTGCCGCCCAAGCAAGCGTCATGGAAGAGTCGGAGTTCCTGACGACCGAGGGGCTGAGCGGGGCCTTCGGGTACTCGTAGTCACGGGCGGGAATGGTGATGTTGACGCCGGCTCGGCTGCCCGTCACGTAGTCAGAGCGCGAGGAACCCGGAGAGCTGAACCAGTGCTGGATGTAGATTGAGCGGTCGCGTCCGTAGAAGCGCGTCCACCAGTCGTTGGCACTGGAGTTGGCCACAGTCTGCCCGTAGCCCAAGGCGCTAGGGTAGACGTTCGCCATGTTCGTGAAGTTGGAGCCGTCTTCCGTGTACTCAAGAACGGACTTGCCGTAGTTGATGACCGCCTGACCAGACTGGGAGCGACCGGTCAGGTAGACGTAAACCTTGTCCGCCGCTACGCTGGTCGAGTAGTCGAGGATGGCTCTGAAGTTGTATTCGTTCGTGACCCAAGGGCCGTATACGGTAGCCACAAGACCCCCTTAGACGCTTGCCGCACGCCTGATTTGGCGCGCGAACTCCTGCACGGCCTCTGCCATGTCCCCGTCGGTGGAGACGCTGAGGCCGTCTACGTAGAGATTGTAGGTGACCCCTCCAGAGGCTTCCATAGCCGCGCTCTTGTAGGCGCTGGTGTCGTAGTCCATCGGGGAGACTGTTGCGCTCAGGACAGGCTCTCCGAAAGCGTCGGCCAGCTGTCCGGCCATCGAGGAGACGTAGCCCATGACAGGCTCGAAGCCGCTGCGAAGGCCCGTGTCGAGGGACTGCATGACCGCAAGGCCGTTCTTGACGAGCAGCTTGCGGTCGTAGGGTAGAGGACCCTTGTGCTGGACAATCCAGTCGCCGATTCCGCCGACGAAGCTCTTCACGTCTTCGAACTTCTGCTTGAGGCCACTCAGGAAACCACTGATGATGGAGGAGCCGGCGTTCCATAGCAGTCTGCCGACGTTGCCGATTGCTCTGAGGATGTTTCCGGGCAGGTTTCGCACGAACCTGAGGACACCCTCGATGCCGTTGGAAACGCCCGTCTTGATGTTCTCCCAAGCACCTACGATGAAGGAGGCGACGCCCGTCCACGTGTTGTGCCAAATCGTCTTGATGTTAAACAGGACGCTCTTGATGGTGTTGGAGACGAAGCTGATGGCTCCAGAGACGGCACCCTTGATGGAGTTCCAGACCGTTTCGGCGATTCCGAGGATGCCGTTCCAGACGCCGGACCAGTCTCCGTTGACGGCAGCGAGTACCACGGAAATAACCTGCTGAATCACGGACATGACGGTCTGGATGACCGAGGAGATTACCCCGAAGACGGTCTCGGTTACGCTCTGGATTACCGGGAAGACGGCATTCCAGATTTCCTGAATGAGCGGGAGGGCCGTGGAAACGGTCTCGACGATGGAGGTTATTGCGGGCATGGCGGCCTCAAGGATTGACCCTGCTAGGCTGACAACGTCCCCGACAATCTGCACGATGAGCGGGACGGCGGCTTGGATGAGGTCGTTGATAGACTGCCAGACGGGGAGGAAGGCGTCGAGCGCGGGTTGCAGAACGTCAGTGATTGAGGACCCCGTGCCGCTGAACGCCTCGGAGAGCGCCTGCATCACAACGGAAGCCGTGTCGATTGCTGGTTGCAGGTACTCGGAGAACGTGCCGGACAGGCTGGAGGCCGCCTCGATGATTGAGTCAAGCATCTGGACAACCGGGTTGTCCTCGCCAAGCGACGCCCTGAGGGATTCCATTGCGGTCGTTCCGATGGTGCCCATTGCCTCGGAGAAAACAGGGCCAATTCCGGTGAGCATCGATGGAAGCTCACCGATGAGGGTGCCGACAATCTCGCCAACTCTGGGAACGATGTTGGACGCGGCTATAACAGCCGAGTCAACAAGCTGCCCGGTGAGGGCCGATATGTCTGCCGTGTCGCTTCCGAGTCCGACCAGCCAGTTGTCCCACGCCGCCTTCATGGATGAGACGGAACCCTCGATGGTGGTGGAAGCCTCTCGGGCCGTGGTGCCGCCAATCTGCATGCTTTCTTGCATGACGTGTATGGCCGCTACGATGTTGTCGAAGCTCATGGACGAGGAGTCGACCGTGACTCCCAGCTTCTGCTGGACGTCAGTCATCTTGGAGGCGTCAGCAATCAGCCGCTGCATCTCCTGCTGCGTGCCGCCGTAGCCAAGCTTCAAGTTGTCAAGCATCGTATAGTTCTGCTTGGCGAAGCCCTGATATGCGTTCTGAATGTCTCCGATGGCGGTTCCGAAGGTGTTGGCGTTGTCGGACATATCCGTCATTGCAATGTCTGCATAATCGGCAGCCTTCACCGTGTCTCCTCCGAGGGAGGAAATCAGGGCCGCGGAGAAGCTGGTTACTTGCTCCATGTAGGCGTTGGCAGACAGACCAGCCGTCTTGTAGGCGTTCTGGGCGTTTGCGAGGACCTTGTTCTGGGAGTCCTCCAGCGTCTGCCACTTGTCGACAATCTCTGCCGTGCTCTGGCCGGTGAGGGCGGCGTATTCCTCGACGCTCTTGCCCATGTTGCCGAAGAGCTTCTGAATGCCGCCGACATTCTGCTCGTAGGAGGAATAGGCGTCGAGGGCCTGCTTGGCTATGACTCCGGTGGCACCAACGGCAGCCGAACCGACAGCCGCGAAGGCAGCGGCTCCAACCTTGGCGATTCCACCGACGGTGCCGGTGATGCCGGACGCGATTGAGCCAATCCTCCCAGATGCTTGGTCGTCCACTCCAATCTTGACCATGAGGTCCAGAAGATTCATCTAGACCAGCTCCAATCCAGCCGCCTTGATAACGTCGGCGGCAATCTCGTCACCACTTCTGGTGTCCTGAGGCTTTTGGTGCAGCATGTCCTTCAAATGCTGCGTCGGGTACTTATGCTGCGGTGCGAGCCTTAGCGCCTCGGCCACGTACTCCCATCGCAAGGCCTCCTCGGCCCTCTCCTTCGCCCTAGCGGCAGCGTAGCAAAGGAAAGGGCGCACACGCCGTGGTCCGGTGTATGCGCCCAAGGCGAGCCATAGTGCGTCTGGGTCGGTGGCCGCTACTCGAAAAAAGAGCCGAAGTCCTCGTCCGTCAGAAGCTCCACGAGGTCGGCCATGAGCTTGGCAAGCGTCAGCCCGTCCGCGTACTCCTCGGGCGTCTTGCCGTCGAGGGCTGCGAGAATCTGCATGATTTCTGGCTTGTGAGCCTTCACGAGCTTGGGGAGGCCCTTCTTCACGCACTCGGTGGCGTACTGGTAGCGGTCCACCCCGTCAGGACAACCCTTGCCGCTGAAGAGGTTCTTAACCTCCTCGTCCTGGACGAGCGCGATGATGGGACCGGTGATGTCGGCGAGCACGTCCAAGCAGGCGTCGCCCTTGATGTCCGAAAGCTTCAACTCTGTCTCTCCTTCTACTTCGAGGTCCCGGCGGTGCCTGCCTTGACGTAAATCTCAAAGGGCGGCGTGTCCTGCTTCTCCATGGAGTAGTGGCCGGTGAACTCGAACTCGAACTGGCCCTTTGCCTTGTCGGAGGTGGTGAGCTGGAATCCGCCCGTGCTCAGGGCGTTCATGACGTGGATGGCGAGGAAGCCGGCAGACTTTTCGGTGTTGATGTCGGAGTAG